CGCTTTCCGGTATGCTTCGGCTCTCCAAATCTCGCCACATGTCTTTCTCTATGCTCTCAATTACTTCTGCCATGCTCATTATAATAAACCTTAAATCCTTTCAGCGCATAACCAGAAACAGCCTTTTTCAACTCCTCATGGGTGGAATAGGTCTCTTTCAAAAGAATAGCCACGCCTTTTTTGCTGATCGCATAAATTCCAAACGGAATTGCTTTGCTCGCAATCTTCAAAACTCCCTTAAACTGCTCGTCGCCCATTTCATACAGACTGCCTCCAACATTGACTTTCATTGATCTTCCACCAACTTTCTGCCGCAGATAGGGCAGTAGTTAATCTCAAATGCCCCTTCTCCGTATTCATTAGCGCTATTGTCATAGCGAAGCGAATAGGAGTAGCCAAAATTAGTTTTTACTATACGAGCGTTTCCATACGTGAACCCATTTTCAATCCTTTTCTCTCTTCCATCGCAAAACTCACACATTTTCAAACCCTCATAAAAATATCCAGATCGTAATTATCCCGGATATGGTCAACAACTTCACACAGCTTTTCT